ATTACATCTTCGCCTGTAGATAGTCTTAATAACTTCACTTCTTGCATAATATCTCCTTAAATTATTTGTTTATAATATAACATAGATTGACTTAAATGTCAATGCTTATTTTTCGTCATTGTCTTCTTTATCTGGTTCAAAACCAACTCTTTTATCTTTACCTTTTTTATCAATAGGTCTTAAACGTTTACTCAATACAAATGTTCTATTAGGGTTGACACTAATATTCATTAATCGCATTAAATTTCTATTTACAAGTAAGTCGGAACCTGATCTAGGTCTTTGGTCTAAACCAATCTCTACATCTTTATATGTAAAACCATTAAATGTTACGTCCATTAATATAGTTGGTCTAACTTCTGATGGCTCATTCGTAGCGTTTGATCTAAACACTTTACTTACACCATGTCTAGGTTTACTAAATGTTTTACCATCATAAATCCATTTAACAATCTTGCCATCTTCTATAATTTTGTCTGCGTGTAAAGCACAAGCCTGAGAACCGTTACCAGTGTCAAACTTAACTCTTACTTTGCCCACTTCATCTAACTCAACTGTTTCTAACCAACCAGTTTCTATAAGTGATTGTCTATCCCAATGAGCTCTATCTGTAACATAATCTACTACATTGGCCATCATTTTTTCGCCATCTATTCTTCCAGCTGGTTCTGCATCAGAATAATAATCTCTATGTTGATAACCTTCGTAATCAGCGCCTGATCCAGGACTACCATTTACTTCTAATAGATATGGTTTGTTTTTATATATGATATGATCTACACCACACATATATGCTCTGGATACTCTACTTGCCTTTAATACAAGTTCTCTTTCTTCATCACTTAATATGTAAGGTGACGCTTCTGCGCCTCTGTGTGTGTTTGATCTAAAGTCATAATCACTGTGAGTTCTTTTTGTACTAGCGAATATTTTATTATCTACTACAAACGTTCTTATGTCAAAATCTGAAGGCATATATTCTTGTATTAGAAGTTCTGCGTTTAGTTTCCACATCGCTTGTACAGTCGCCACAAGGCCTTCGTAACTTTCTATTTTGATTACTCCTACGCCTTGTGTTCCTGTTAGTGTTTTTAATATGATTGGGAATTTACCCCCTACCATATCAACACCACTTTTAATATTATTTTCGTTTGAAATGAATGCTGTTTTTGGAGTTGATAATCCAAATTTTTCAAATAGTAAAGCTGATGTTAGTTTATTATCACAAGTCAACATTGATGCTCTTGTGTTCATCATAAATGCTTGTGAGTTTTGAAATGCTGATATTAATGAAAGTCCTGCTTCGTCTTCAAGTGCACCACCTCTAGTTATACAAACTGTATCTCTACCTACAAAAGTATGTTCACCTTGTTTACCATCATAGTTGTAAACAGTAAGTGTTCCTTTATCTTCGTCTTTAGCTGTGATGATAGTTGATGTAGTATTTACAATAACACACTTGATACCTTTTTTCTTACACGCCTTTTGTATAAGATCAGCAGTAGTGTTTTCTTTTGGATCTTTAGAGTCAGCCACAGTTACCATAGCAACTGTTATAGGTTTGCCTTTACGACCTATATCCGTTTCTGTAATAAAATCTTTAAACTTTGGTACTTGCATTATTGCTATCTATCACTTCTTCTTTATTTTCTTCAATTTTCTTTCCAATATTATATTTAGCTGATAGCGTCCATTCTTTTTTCTCTTTAAAAGGTAATACTTTAATTTGACTTAATGGAGCTTTGTTTTCAGCTTCAGTAGGTTTTACTATGTCAATTAAATTCCAATCTTGTAAAAGAATAGTAATTGTGTTTCTTCTTTGTATATCATTTTCTACCAATGTGGCCTTCTTACCATCTAAAGCAAATAGTTCTTTAAAGTGTGTTATGAAATATCTACCTTGTTTGTGTAGTATATGGCATGATTGATAAAGTGTTTTGTCTTTTCTACTAGCAACACCTATTCTAGTTAATGTTTCTCTAACTTTAAGAAAGTCGTCTGGTTGTTTGAGTGTTACCTCTAACATACTGTCAGGTGACCAACTAATAATTTCTTCACTCATTTTTTTCTCCCACCTTTATTCAAGGAATCTTTTATAAATTCAATTTGTTCGTCTTTTAGTATGTTGAGAGCTTGTTTGGCCTTCTCATTACTGTATCCATAATACTCTTTTACATACTCTAAATTGTTTAACTTGGTTTGTGATAACCATTTACCACCAAATCTTTTTCGTTTCCTAATACTATTTAGTAGAAAATGAAACTGTGTTTTCTTATCCAGGAAATGATAACCATTCATCTCATTAACTTGTGCTATACAATCATAAAACATTGATAAACACTTGTTAATTACAAATGGTGGATACTTCTTCTCCCATGTAAGGTCGTCTGTATCTAATAATTTTTCTTTAGTAAAATTTAGTGCGTTAAGATAATCCTTCAATTCATACATAATATAAACTTAACTTTCTATTTTTTTCGTTGATGTTTTAAATGTCCTTTATGACTTCCCATATAATAATCACCTGGTTCGTAATCCCATCTCTTACCATGATGACCTCGTATATCAGCATACCACATTCTTAATTTTACTATCAACTTTCTAATTAATGTTCTTCTTGCCATCTTAATCTCTTATTTAAATTTACAGCTTGCCATTATTTCTGTTAAACAAGCGACCATATTTATCTCTTGGTCTGCTACAAAAGCAGATTTATATTGATATCCAGCTAAAATTAATATTGATTGAGGTATAGATTTAGAATCTAGTGCTGTGTAAAGCACTTCATAGATAGTTTTGAATAGAAAAGCGGCCTCTTTGTCTAGGTTTTGAACCACCCACTTTCTCATATCATTAAACTTCTTCTCTTTTAAAGATACAATCAAGTCTTTGGTGTTCGCCTCCGACAGACTAAACAGTATACCACTGTCTATTTTACCTCTTACAGAATATCTTTGTAGTTCATTGATAGTTCTTCTAAAGTCTGGATAGAATTTCTGTATTAGTTCACCCAATACTTTCTTTTCAAATTCTACATTCTCTTCCTTTAGAACACCCTCTAATCTTTCCATAAAGGCAGTAGCTGTCTTAACCTTTTGACCATTCTTAATGGCAAAATCAATTACGGTACAACGACTATGTAAGGCAGGTATTATCTTATTGACATAATTACATGTAAATATAAATCTACAGTTTTTGTAAAATGTTTCTATAAAGTTTCTTAAAGCAGGTTGAACACTATCAGCATTCATATAATCTGCCTCATCTATTATAACCACTTTATGATTAGCGTCTTCGGTAAGAGATACAGTAGAGGCAAAGTTTTTAATCTTATGTCTTAATGTATCTATTTGACGGCCTTCATCTGAACCATTGATGATGATATAATCAGCACCAAGTTCCTCACATAAAGCACGAGCAACTGTTGTTTTACCTGTACCAGCAGTACCGGATAATAGTAGATTAGGTATTTCTTTTTGTTTTAGAAAACTAGTAAATGTTTCTTTTAGACTAGTAGTTAAGATACAATCAGATATACGTTTTGGACGGTATTTTTCAACCCATAAAAAATCAGACATTTAAAACCTCCCTTAAAATTCAGAGTCAGGTTCTAATGCTATCCAATATTGTATCGATTTGTTTCTACTAACAAAATGACTTATCTTTTGTTTAGAAATGGCTACATCATAATCATCACTTATCATTTTAAAGTTTTCTGCTTTGAAATAAGCTGTAAACTTCTTATCAGTTTCACCAACATTCAAAGAATATTCGTTAGATGATTTGTTCTTTTTATCCGTAGCTTTAAGAATAATGTTCTTGCCGTCACCAGCAACAGCAACATCTGGTAAATTAAGTGTTGTAACACCTTTTAGTAATTTAGCAAATACTTCTTTCTTTAGTGTGAAAGTAACTTCTTTATCTGGCATTGTAATGTTTTTTGTAGGTGATACAATAACAGATTTATCAGCAAAGAAATACTTAATTGATTGTTTAGAATTGGTGTCAGCTATTTTAACATTTGATCCACCGTTAAATTGTAACTCTGGTTTTTCAAATAGTTCTACTGATCTTAAAAATTCTGGTAGATCATAGATAGCAAACTCGCTATCAAACTTTTCTGATATTTCAGCCTCAGCCAAAATGTTTTTCATTGTAGATATTGTTTGTACTTTGTTTCCAGATTTAATCAAAATATTCTGATTAATATCCGAAAAGTTTTTTAACACAGATAATGTGTCGCTTGATAGGTTCATGTTTTCACTCCGTTTTCATTATTTAATATAATATAATAGTATCATAGTTTAGTCTTAATGTCAATGTTAATTGTTTCTTCCCATTTCTAACCATTGTAATACATTTTCAGGTGAACTTTCACCATATGGGTCAGTACTACAGTTATCTGATTTACCAGGTTCTTCGAAGATTTTATCTATAATTCCATCATTGACAATCATAGCATATCTCCAAGATCGGTAACCAAAACCTTTATCGTCTTTTTTGACAAGCATACCCATTTGTCTAGTAAACTCACCAGAACCATCAGGTATTACTTTAACATTTTTTATATTCTCGTTATTTGCCCAAGCATTCATAACAAAAGAATCGTTTACTGATACACAATAAATCTCATCTATAAAATGTTTTTTAAATTCTGTTATATTGTTTTCAAAACCAGGCAACTGTTGTGATGTACAAGTAGGTGTAAATGCTCCAGGCAAACTGAACAGCACTACTTTTTTACCTTTGAAATAATCATCTGTAGTTTTTGTAACCCAACTACCCTTATCAAACGTACAGCCACCATCTTCACCTATATCGCCTTCTCTAACTTTAAAATCAATCTTTGGTAACATAATATCTTCTTTTTAATTTTGGAGCGGAGTGATTGTACTGCCCAATCTTCTCTTGCTTGGAAAGCAAGTGTGTTACTTTTATACTAACTCCGCATTTATTTAACCTAATATAACACAAATTTATTCTAATGTCAATGCTGGTTTGAAATTCATTATTAACAATTCCTCACCTCTACTAGTTGTCTTCTTTTTAGATGTTGTACTATTTGCTTTGCTAAATTCTTTAGTAGTCCAATGGTATTTGTCTTTTGGAAACCACTCCGATAGTTGTGGAAAGACATAGTAAGATAATATAAACTTACCTTTAATGTTCTTTAATACATTGGCCAGTTGTAAATGTTGATCTCTACCAAACTCTTTTGTGTAATAGTCTTCCATTTTATAGTATGGTGGGTCAACATAGAATAGTGTATCAGGTTTATCATATTTTTTGATAACAGTTTCAAATGATTCGTTTTCTACATTTGTTATATTACCTATTTTAAGTTGCCATTTAGGATTTTCTAACTTATCTATTAGATGTTGATACTTTGATTTGTATTTACCTTTAAGGTCTACATATTTGGTCTTCTCGCCAATGGTCATACCACTAAATGTTTGAGTTTCAATGTAGATATACTTGGCGGCTTTCTCTATGTTACCTAGTTTAAAACCGTATTTTAGGGGTAATAAGTCTTTTTTAAATTTTTCAAATAGGCCGGCATCTTGGTCTTGATATGATTTAAGTTTGGTTAAAAACTGGTTTCTTTTAAATACTGAACAATGAAATATGTTTGCTATGTAAGTATTGAAGTCATTATAGACATTCTGTTCGGCGTTTACATTACCTTGATAATAAGTCCAGTAAGCGCCACCAAAAGGCTCAACATATGTATTAAATTTTGGAAAATGTTTGGCAATCCACTTGCCTTGATACTTTTTACCACCTAGATAACTGAACATAATATAATTATATCACAGAAAGGGAGGAAAGTCAATGCTCTCCTCCCTTAAAGTTTATTATTTGATTGTTATTTTTCTGGCCTTTTTATGGTCCGGAACAATCTTCTCTAAAGATACTCTTAAAAGTCCGTCTTTTAATTCGGCACCTTTTATTTCTACATCTTCAGCAATCGTAAAGTTTTTAGAGAAATTTCTTTTAGCAATACCTTGGTGTAGTACACCTTGGTTATCTTCTACTTCTTTTTCCTCTTTTGATTTTACTGATTCGATTTTAAGGATATTATCCTCAGATGATACTGAAATGTCTTTCTTACCATAACCGGCAAGTGCTACCACTATATCATACGTTAAAGAACCTGTCTTTACAATATCATATGGGGGATAGTTATTTGCCATCATGTTTGGTAGATGTTCAGACATAGTATTGAACTGGTCAAATACTTCGTCAAACCCTACAGTGAATGGTTTTAGGTTGGTAAAAATTGAATGAATTGCTTTGTGATTTGTCATATTAATCTCCTTTGTTAAGCAAGTTTATATTTTGATACTCCTAATGGACATATCGGTTATATT